GGGTCTTTGAGAAAACTTTTCTTTTGTTTTCTTATTTACTCCAGTGGCTTTCATCTTAAATTTGAAGAAAACAAAACCGTTTTCCTCATTGTATGGTCTCGGTGCGTGTGTGATACCCTTACCTTTATGTTGTTCTTCAGCTAATTTTAGACTGTCATCTATCGCTTTGTTATATAACTTCAGCATTTCAGAAGCGTCTGATTTAGCTACTTTTAAGGTCACTTTATACTCACCTGCTTCGTTCCATTTAACGTCAGGTTTGTTTAAGTGTGGATATACAGCTTCACCAATAACCGATATATTAGAGATTGCCATATTTATTCTCCTTTGTTTTGGCTATGTAGCCATAAGTGGAACTTAATGAAATAGCCCATTGTGAATTATGACTGGTGTTCTTTATTGTTTATTTAAGTATTTGACCTTTTTATTATATTTCCTTATAAATGTATTGGCTAACTTTAATTTAGTTTGCCACTTATTAATAAGGTTCTGGTAGTTTGCCAACTTTTTAAGTCGTTTTTCCTCTTTAGAAAGTATAACAACTTTAGGTTTCAAACTACCACTTAACCAACCTTGTGAAATTACATACTTACTCATTTCATATTCAAGTTTGGCTTGTTCAATACTATGTCCAAAATGGTTTCTATAACCTTTTCTGTAGTTATAAACCCAATGAGAAACAGTATGAACTAAATCACGCCAACCTCTATGTAAAGTTGATGGATTACCTGAAAGGCAAATAAAAGTTTTTAAAACTCTAAATCTTTTATAATTAAGATTTGATTGTTTCATAACTTCTTTACCATCAGAACTTACATATCTTGGTGGTGCGTGATGAGATTTACCGAATTTGATAATAAGTTTTTTCAAACTTTTCTCTGCTTCGGTTCTTGTAATGTATGGGATATTAACAGTTTCCCATAACTCATTCACTTTATTATAACTAAAAGCCATATCAACTTTGTAGTTATATTCTTGTGGTGGTTTTGTCATAAGACATTACTCCTGTTCCAAGAACTTACTCAGTCATATTCACAATGTTAAATAGCTAATTAAAAAATTTATAAAAAACTTTTTAATACCCCATTATAACATATTGACTTTTCAAAAATTTCTAAAAAAATATTTTTATTGAAAAGTAGACGACTGAATTTTTAGGGTGGTTCAGTTTTGGTGCGACAATAAAATCCTTTTTGCGTTTTTTACTAAAATCATACGCAAAAGAAAACTGATTGTTTTACGAGTGACAAATCTAAATCTCCACGTTCAGGAATATTTGGAAACTTTTTTAAATTTTTTTGTGACAACATATCTTTCATTTCCTTTGCAAAGTTAGTTAATACATCTTGTTCATACACTTCACAAAATGCTTCACGTATAGCTTCTGATAGAAGTGGTACATCTGTTGCAACACAACCAAAACTATCGTGAATGAGACTGAAATTAGTGACACCTTTTTCTTTTGCTTTGACTACTGCAAGTTGTAATACTGAAGCGTCAAGACTATGTATAAAATTAGGGCAAATACTTTGTGCTGTTTTTCTTGTATCTATTTGTTCAGTATCTGATTGAATAGATAATTTAATTATACTATCACCCATCTTAGTCTTTACTCTTTTGCTTTCTTTTTTATAACACATCATTTGTACTGGGAAGTTTAAAGGACTTGGTGTTGTCCAACATACAGGTAAGTTTTCTGAAGCAACTAATCTTGATACTTCTTTTAAAAACTTCATAATTTTTTTAGCACCTAATATTACTTCATTGATTGCTTCCCATACTACAGGTGTTAAATAGTTTGTAGCTTTAAATAAATCTCTACCGAACTTATGTTGTACTCCACGTTCTTTAAATTCTTTTTCAACGTGGTCTTGTAAATATTGTCTACAGGAATATTGAGTTAATGAGTATGGTAAACACATAACAGGTTTCTTACATAGCTTCCTATCTACGCCATATTCTAGCCATAGTTTAGCCATTTCATCTGACTTATCTCTGAGTTTCATTTTTACTTTTTCAGCAACAATTCTATAAACATCTTGTGGTTTGTTTGATGGTGTTAAGTTTGTTGCCTTACCACCTATTGGGTCTCTCATCATAGCTGAGTAATGCTGTAGTCCTGAGTTAGAACAATCGGATTGTATTGGTAATGTTGTAATAAAACTAGCGTCATAATCTGTGTCAGCAAAATCTTTAAGTTCAAAGCACCACGCCAAAAAAGAAAAAGGTTTATCAGCTTTAGCCCAGTCCGTGTCAGTCAATGGTTCTTTAGCACAATTAATAAACCTTTGCATATTATCTTCTACCCACTTTAATCTTGTTTCAATATCTTCTTTATCTACTTCTCCATATAGACCTGCACCTGCTACTGCAAACGCTTCAAAAGAATTATTCTCTTTCATTTGTTTTCCATATTTAAATTTAAGTAATGCTCTTGAATAGTCAGCACCCTGTGGTGATAACATTGCAGGTTTAGGATATATTCTACTTCTAAAATCTAATTGATATGGATAAAAGAATGACCTGTCTAATAACAATCTAGCTTCTTCAAGTATTTGTCTGACCTGAATGTATTTAGATTTAGACTTGGCTCTCTCTTTGTAAACTAAACTTGCTTCACGTTTCCATCTTACTAAACTTTCCTTATTAGTTTCTATGTCTACAGGTTTAATTGGTAATTCAATATGCTGTGGATTTACTGGAAGTTTACCCAGTGGATTATCAGTTTCAATTAACTTAACAATCACATCATAAACTCTTTTGTTTATCACCCACTCAGTGTCTTGCATAATATTTACAGCGTCATACAAAGGTTTCATTTCGTGTCCTCTGTTTTTTAATTCTTCAAGGTATCTTCTATTACTAGCTTTAACGAGGTTATAGTGCATATAAATTATTCTCCTGATGGTAGTCTAAATGGTTTTTCGGAAGTTCCTTTTATATCTTCTGTTTTATTTTCGTAGTTATGTTTACGACCATAATAACCACCAACAAAAGGGTTGCAATCCCACTTTCTTGGTGGCATTAACATTGGAAGATACTTAGGTTGTAATGCTTCGTTCTTAATATTAAAGTTTCTTATCTCGTCTATAATTTTTCTTGTTGCTTCAACATAAGTGACGGTTTTATATTTATTTATTTTTCTATTTTGTATTTTAATTAAACCTAACTTGGCTAAGTAATCTAACATCTTAACGCTTAAGTGTAGACGTTGTTCTTTTGTCCAGTCATCAAACTCTAGGTTATGTTTATTCATACAATACACCCATACTTTGTGTTTGTATTGATATCTGTTTGCATTTTGTGGAATGTTTTTTCCTGATAATCTTTTGTTTACTCTGTTGTATTCTTCTCGCTTTGTATCTCTAAATAAAGTTATACGTGCTTCCATCATCAAACCATTGCCTATTTTAATTGCAAGTTTATTTAATGTTGTTTCATTTGAGATACCATCAATAACATTTTTCAAAGTTATAAGTGAACAAGTATCCCACAATGTATGTTTATCTTTAATAAGTTTACCATCTTTAAATGCAAGTTGTGGTAAACACTGACATAATAATTTAAGTGCTGTTAATCTATTACCTGCACCACCAGTATTCATTGTTTGTATATCTCCATTAATTAATAAAGATAACTTTGTAATATATTTTTGTTGTAAAACTAATCCGTGAAGTGTTGTACTCTCTTGGTTCTTTGTCACTGCGTCTGTAATTGTTTTTCTAAATCTATCTATACCACCCTGAAGCATAGCGTTTTCAAATTCTAATTCTTCTTGTACTAATTCTGTATAATTATTTGTATCTTTAAACTTACCACCCACACCAACTTTAATTAATTCTTCTAAATGTTTTTTCATATCAGCTTGTTGCTGTTCTAATATAGTTTCCATTGTATCTCCTTTAGTTTTCTAGTTTTGATATTGCTTCTTTTAATTTTTTACTTGAACTATGAGTGTAAAATTTTAAAGTTGTTTCAATACATTTATGTCCTGCAAGTTCCATTGCAATCTTAGGGTTCGTATCTTCTTCTGCTAATCTTGTAATGAATGTATGTCTTGTAGAATATGGTGTAAATTTTTTATGAAAATTACATAATGAAATATATTTATACCAGAAGTTTCTGATTGAACTTATTGATACAGGAAAAAATAGATTGTTGTTTTGTTTTCTTCTATTTAATATTTCATACGCTGAATTAGTAAGTGGTATATCAACTGACATCTGTCCTGTTTTTGGTCTATAAAATTGTATAGTTCTTCTACCATAATCTACATCACTTGGTCTAATTTTATTTAGTTCTCCCTCGTGTCTCAAACCTGTATCAAAAGCGAATGAAAACAAATCAAACCAAAAGGAATTACTTGTATTATTTAATAATAATTTTTGTTCTGATTTAGTTAATGCAAACTTTTGTTGAGAATGTTTTCTTGGTAAATCTTCAACACCCATATTGTTTACTCTTGGATTTGGATTAGGTAAATCTTTTTCTTCAATGAGTTTATTCTTTAATGCTTCACGTAGTATTATTCTTAGACAACCTAGACGTTGATTGATTGAAGTATTACTGCAAGTTTTTCTGTAATTATTTTTTCTATTCTTAATATGGTTTACTAAAAACTTTTTAAATTCTTCTATCTCACTAACAGAGAATGAATTTAATTTTTTATTCTCTCCGAAAAAATAGATAATGTCTTTGTAGTAATCTTCTTGTAATGAGTTTTGTATTGTTAAATTTTTAAATACACTTGTTAATGTAGGTTCAGTATTATTCTGTAGTAATTTGTGAATGAAATTCTTATCATTCAATTGTAATTCCATCTGTCTTTTAACTGCCAGTGCTTCAGCTAATGACTTCTCAAACTCTGTCTTTTGTTCTGCTTCAGTCTGAGAAGACTTGATAGCAACTTGTATAACTTTTGATAATGTTATTGGTGGTTCTTTTGGTGTAATGATTTTACTTTTTTTGACATATAAATTATTATTTTTTCTGAGTGTAATGCTTCGTGGTAGTTTATCTTTAATATACTTAGCCAACTTCATAATGTTTTCCTTTACTTTTGTTAAGCACTAGCCACCATTTTAGATGGCTAATGCAATATAAAAAACAACCTAGCTTTTGTGGTTGAAGCAAAATGACTTACACTAAGTCTTCTGCTGTCTGATATACAATAACTTCCACATCAACTTTAGGTAAATCACCTATATCGGTGACAACTTTAGCCAATGTCTCAGCAAGTACGCTTTTATCTTTATCAGGTAAAGCGTGTGCCTTGTTCGGAAGTTTTTTTACCACTTCTATCTTCATTGTTTTCTATCCTTTTTATGAGAACCTTATCAGGTTTCACATATCTTTTTATAATTGTACCATTGCTGAGAATGATTTGTTTATTAATGTCCAAAGTCTTTAGTTCATTCTTAATCTTCTCATCAATAGTTTTATTTGTATCAATAGTAATGTTAAATAAGTAATC